ATGGAAGACAATCAAGTTCATCTTACTGATAATGAAGCAAACACTGAGTATGTAATCGATTTAGGCGAAGGTGGAGACGATGTTGAAGCCGCAGCAGTCGATAATGAGGGGGCAAATCTACCACAAGATGGTGCAGCACTTAATGAGGGAACTGACGATATCGCTGGCCTTCCAAGTGATGATGAAATAGATTCAGCCGAAGGCGATGAAACATCATTTGGTGACGGTAGCGAGTTCGACCCAATTCCAGGTGGCGATGACGAAGGAGACGTTGATTCTCAGATGAACGACATGTACGATGCTTTTGGCAACAGAAATGTTGATGATTACAATGGAATGTCTATGGCAGCACAGAGTGATGACGCAACAGAAGCATTTAAGGGACAAACTTACGCAGGTACTGGAGTTCAGACAACATCTAACATGATGGATAAAATCAATAGTTTACAGAGTGAATTAGACCAACTTAAATCAAAGAGTAGCAACCAAATGATGGAAAATAAGAGTAAAAAAGCAAGAAAACCAATGAAGGAAAGTAAAGAAGTACTATTCGAGGTAGACCTTGGATATACAGACAACTACCAAGACAAAGACCCGATTAAAGGACTTTCTAATAATGAACCTTCTAAGAGTGGTAAGTCTTGGCACAAAGGTGTTCCAACAGGAACAGAAAAGCCTTGGGCTGGTGATTCAAAATCAAAAGGCGCTCCATTCAGCAAGACACAGAAAGTTGAAGGTAGCGTAAACGAAATGGATAATTTTGATGACGGCCTTAATAACACTCCTGAAATAGGTGGTGAAGCACCTGTTGCAGAAGGCACAAACGTAGGTGGCGCAGTTCAGCAGAGAACTTCTTCAAAGAGTCATATTCCTGCTGGCCGTAAGGATTTCGGTCCTAAGGTAAAACGTCACGTAAGCGCTGGCGCTGACTATCAGGAAATCGTAAACGAAATGAAGGCAATTAAGCAGGAGAATAAGGAACTCAAAGAGGCCCTTGTAACTCTTCGCAAGAATCTTAACGAGGCCTATATAACTAATGTCAACCTTGGCAAGATTACTAAATTGTTCTTAGAAAATGCTACTTCACAGCAGGAAAAAATTGACATTGTTAACCGCTTCAGCAATGAGGCAAAAACAGTTGAACAGTCAAAGTCTCTTTATGAGTCAATAAGTAAACAACTTAAGAAAAATGACAAGACTATCAGCATCAATGAGAGTTCTGCAACTGCAAAAGGAACACAGGCACTTAACGAGCAGAAAGTTTACAAGTCAAATGACCTCATGAAGACTATAGACTTAATGAATAGAATGTCAAACTGTTAATTAATAAAAAAATAACAAAGAAAAAAATAAACTATTATGAGAGAATTTTTAAACTCTGGTCAAGTCGGTAATATCGAACTTAACGAACAGAAAAGAATTAGACAGGAAATTAACAACCGTTGGGATGCACTCGGCATGACTGAGGGTCTTAAGGGCGTTGTTAAAGAGAATATTGCTACTCTTTATGAGAACGAGGCTAAACACCTTCTCAAGGAGGCTGTAGCATCTGATAACAGCGGTTCATTCGAAACTGTTGTATTCCCTATCATCCGTCGTGTATTCAGCAAACTTCTTGCTAACGACATCGTTTCAGTACAGGCTATGAACCTTCCAGTAGGTAAGTTGTTCTTCATGCTTCCTGTTACTTCAGAACGTGAATGGGAAAATCTTGATAACGAAGGTAGAATTCAGGACAACTCAATAGGTCGTCACAAGGGCCTTATGGGTTATGAGAGAACTGACCGTCGTAATGGAAGTAAGTATAACCGCTTCTATCTTCCTGATGAAGTAGTTAACGGAATGATGTTCCAGATTTCAACTGATGGTGGCGTAACTTTCGGCGACCCTGTTGAATATGAGAACTATGATGCTGCTGTAATAGCAAATCCTGATGCAATCATCAAGCAGGCTAAGCCTTCTGTAACAAAGTATCAGGCTAGAACTCTTTACGACCTCTTCTACAATGATTTCCTTTATGACAACTCAAAGGGTAAGATTCGTATCCGCATTAGCGACGATGTTACTCCTGTTGTCTTCAACGACTACAAACTTGAGGAAATCGGTGACGATGTAAAGGTTCGCACTTATACTGATGGTACTGTACGTAACATCATGCTTAAGGTTGGTGGTTTCTCTAACTTCAACGCTGGAAAACTTACTGGTCCTGATGGTAATGAAATGGATACTGAAGAGTTCTTAGCATCTCTTAAGGTATATGTAAACAGTGATGACCTTGCAGAGGGTGAGGGTAGTCACTTCGAGAAATTTGAGGAAGTTCCTTTCCGTCTTGTTTCACAGAAGTATGGTAAGGCTATCGTAGAAGACGGTGCTCTTCTTATCGATGTTGACCTTACAAAACCTGCAAAGAAACAGGGTGCTAGTTATGATGGTTATCTTGGTGTTGACGCTTCTAAGTTCGAAGATGCTGACACTATTAAGTCTTACTTCAGCGTTGCTTGGGCTCAGTACGATTCACTTGAACTTGAGACTGAAATCGGTGAAGTTGGTTTCAAACTTGACAGTGTAACTGTATCAGTTGTTCCTAGAAAACTTCGTGCAACTTGGTCACCTGAACTTGCACAAGACGTTTCTGCATTCCACAACATCGACGCTGAGGCTGAGTTAACTGCTCTTCTTTCAGAACAGATTGCCGCAGAACTTGACCGTGAAATCCTTCGTGACCTTCGTAAGGCTGCTCCTTGGACTCGTCGTTGGGACGTAAACGGTTGGAGACGTCAGGCTGGCTTCTCAACTAACTACACTCAGAAGGACTGGAACCAGGAACTTATGACTTGCATCAACCAGGTTTCTGCTCAGATTCACAAGTCAACTCTTCGTGGTGGTGCTAACTTCATCGTAGTATCTTCAGAAATCAGCGCATTGTTTGACAACCTTGAATACTTCCACGTATCAGATGCAAACGCTGAGTCAGACCAGTACAATATGGGTATAGAGAGAATCGGTGCTCTTCAGAACCGTTATCAGGTATATCGTGACCCATATTCACCTGCTCACTCAATAATCATTGGCCATAAGGGTAAGAGTCTCCTTGACACTGGTTACATCTACGCTCCTTATATCCCAATGCAGTTGACTCCAACTATCTACAATCCTGAAAACTTTGCACCTGTTAAGGGTATCATGACAAGATACGCTAAGAAGTGCGTTAACAACCGTTTCTACGGCGCTGTTATAGTTGATGGTCTTGTACAGTGGAATCCACAGGAAATCCGCTAATCATAAGATTAGTTCTAATAAAGAAAAACCCCTACTCAGTAGGGGTTTTTTGTTTTTTATGCCATACATATCTGATTAAGCCACAATCCCAAATTCTATCATACCCAATTTTTTTTGCCATTTCAAGTTCGGTAAGTGACAAATCTAAATTGTGTTTTTTAGATAGTATTTTTTTTCTAAATCCAAACTTATGAAAACGTTTTAAACGAGCAACTTTTTCATTATAATATGTATAATTTGGAGGTACATAACCATCAAATTCAAAACCTATTTTAGTGTATAAATTTTCCTGGTTAAGTGTCCATCTTCTATCGGCAAATGATTTTACTTCAACTGGGTTATAATTTTTGATAAAGTACTTGAACATTTTACCGCCTATTCCAACAAATACTAGATTGTAGTCTGAAGCAAACCTGGTTAATTCCCACTTGTCTGGTCCATATTTTCTAAAAGACATAACCGCCAACAATTTTTTAGTATTATACATCTCGTAGGCACCTAAATAAACAGTAGACTTGCTGCCACCCTGAATATGAAATCTATCTAAGAATGTATTTGCTGTTTTATTATCTATTTCATGAACATTACAGTTTCTGGCAAATATTCTGGGTTTATCAGAATCTAATTTAAATATGTGTTTAAGTTTTGATTTTACCACATCCTTGTGTAATACATATTCATCTTCAAATATTTGAATAAGTTTAACACCTTTATTTTCACATTCAATAGTTTTGTTAAGATGATAATTTCTATCTTTACCAGCAAAAAACTCAGTATGCCACTTTAGTCCGTTAAATTCTATGCCAATTTTATCATCTGGATAATACAAGTCTAATTCCTTTCCATTTATTATGTTTCTTTCATTATGAACAACATCTTTACCAAGTAAATTTGCTATTTCATCTTCATATTTTGAATAATGGTTTCCACATTTGGGGCAACCTTTACCATAAAGATGATTTTCGGCTGTTTGTTCAAAATCACCGTGTTTTTTACATGTAATTATAACTTTATCACGATATGTTTTATAAACTGTTTTTGAATAATCATATGTATCTCCATGAATAGCCTTTGCTTTGGCTATAAATTCTTCCTGAGAGAGTTTTTTAGGCTGGGGCTTAATTAGTGGGCATTTACAGCCTTTTAGGTGTACTACTGGCTCCTGCCAATATTCACCATAAACAGGGTCAATAATGCACACTTTAGTATGCATATTAACATATTTTACTTTAGAATAATCGAGCCCTTCTCCCTTATGAACTTCTTCAAAGCGTTTAATTATTTCTTCTTGTTTGGAAGATTTTTTACTTCTTATACTAACACCCTTTCTTTTAGGATGTGATTGTCCTTTAAGGTGATTGCTTGGAGTTTGCCAAAATTCTCCATACTCAGGGTCAATAATACATAACGGCGTTCTGTTATTAACATAAACCGCCTTACTGTAATCCAAATTTTGTCCTTGATGACAGGCATTTGCCTTTTCTATAAATTCTTCTAATTTTCCCATACACTATAAATATACAAAAACATATCGAAATTCCATAATAAAAATGTTATTTTTTTATAAAAAAAGAGGCATGTTGCCATACCTCTTCCAAAAGAAATCCTTTTGCAGATAATCGTCCTTGACTCGATTAATATTTATCGTCTAAATCCAAACTGAGGTCGTCTGGGAAGATTGGCTGTAAAGTTAAGTTGCTCAATCATTCTTGTTACCTCTTCAACGCTGCTGAACGGCAACTGAATTTCGCAACTAATACTTTCATCACCAGCAAAACTTGGGTCGATAATAGTTGAAAGGTCCTTAAACTTAAGTCTGCAGTATGAAATACCCTGGAGAACTATCATCGGCGATTCGCCAGCAAAAAGTACGGGCTCAATTCGGTTATTAAATCCAGCGTAATCCTCCCAGAAATAAACGCTCTGTGGCATTGCCTTCTTAATTTTCTTTACATATGCCTTTGTTTCCTTATCTGAGAGTTTATTTTTGGTACTAATTTCCGTCATAACATCCTTAACTACCTTAAGAAATTCAACAGTCTCATCTACTCCATAAAATCTAAGCAGTGTAGTATTGGCTGTATCGCTAGGTATTTCAAATGTAACAACTGATGTTCTATTTCTAGGTGAAAACTGCTTCTCAAATGCAGGAATATCACTAATATAAACGCGCACCTGATTTAAATAGGGTGTGTTAAGTCTAAACACAGGCTGAAAATCATGCTCTTCAAAATTAAACATACCGCCCCATCCACGGAAACGAAGTGGGTTAGTTGTAAAACCGCGTCTCTGAAAACTTCTAAACTGAGGTGCCTGAGACTCATTACCAAAACCGCCCATAAATGTATTGGGAGCGGGCTGTGCAAATGAAATGCTTGCTACAAGCATCAGCACAAACAAACTAAATAACTTTTTCATTGTTTAACAAAATTTTCTGTATAACTTATAGTATCTATTATTCCTTCGTTTGTTAAAATAAAAACAAAATCCGCTGTCATTTTTTCTCTTGATATAAAATATCCATTTTCTATATTAATGCCTAAATCATATCTTTTAAAATCCTTACACATCATTCCAATATGATTATTATTAACGACGTAAGTAACATTAAAAGTATCAAGTTTTAAATAAGACAGATTATTTGTTATGGTAGCAATATCATTACTAACAAATTCAATGGACATTCTTTTTCCTTTCCACGTTGTGTTTGCTAGAACCATATCATAGTAAGTACCAGTTGGAATTCTCTCACTTTCATCCTTACTACATGAAAATAGCGTTAGAACTGCTAATATTGCTAATAATTTTTTCATTTATTATACCAAATGATATTTGGAAAGTCTTTTCTATATATGTTTTCAATAAAATCAGACGGATATACTTTTATGTCGCTTATACCCTTATCACTGGCATAATATCCAAAACCATCTGAATCAGTATAAAGATTACTTTCGGTACATAATTTTTTAAATTCTTCTAGGGTGAATTGCTCGCCGTGTATTTCCTCATTAAAGGAAATTGTTGGAACCATTTTAAGCCTCATGTACTTATCTATAAAATACATGGCTTTCTTTTCCTCTTTTGCTTTAGCACAAAATTCATCCCAGGTGAGTCCTTTCTTAAGACTTTCTTCCTGTTTATCGTGATATTTAACAGTTACCCTGTTATATTCTCTTTCTAGTTCTTCGTAACTTGATTCTGAATAATCCATTTTTCTGCTTTTTGTGCAAATATACCAACAATTTTGGAAAAAACAAAGAAAATAAACAAAATTAAACACTATTTATTTATATGGCGATAGCCTATAATGCTTATAATTAAAAGATTATGATTATTGACTATGATTATTTAGCAAAAGAATACACCAAATGTTTAAGGGATAAATCGAGAATTTATATGATTACTCATTTTCTCAAAACATTTGACAACACCAAGAAAAGGGAGGTGCTATTTAATTTATTCCCAAGGCAGCAAGACCTCTGTAAAACTCTTGGTGACGCTAACAACGTTGTCACAACTAAGCCTAGACAGGCTGGTATAACAACAACTGCTGGCGCGTTTATTGCTTGCGAAATGTGTTT